GCTTGAGCAAAGCATTGAGACCAAAGGCAGATAACTAATGCTATATTTTTATGATGGACAAGTAAGACGTTATATTACACAAGTTATGCGCATGTTAAGTAACTTTGGTGTCGACGACGGCAAGGGCGGAGTTAAACAAGTGCCTGTCTTATACGGAGATCTAACAAGACAAGTTGCTAATATAATTAGAGAAAATTCTGAAAATAAAATACCTAGTGCTCCGCGTATGGCTGTATATGTTACTGCTTTAGAACTAGATAGAGATAGAATGAGCGATGCTACGTTTGTTAGAAAAACGAATATAAGAGAACGTGCATATGATGAAACCGGCAAGGAATATTTGAACTATCAAGGTAAAAATTATACAGTAGAGCGTATTATGCCTACACCTTTTTTGCTTCGTGTAAATTGTGATATATGGACTACTAGTACAGACCAAAAACTTCAATTATTAGAACAGATACTTGTACTGTTTAATCCTAGTTTAGAAATACAAACAACTGACAACTATGTAGACTGGACTAGTTTATCTGTTGTTCATTTAGAAAATGTACAATTTACAAATAGAAGTGTACCAATTGGTATTGACAGTGAAATAGATATTGCTACACTTACTTTTAGTACTCCAATATACATTAGCCCGCCGGCGGCTGTTAAAAGAATGGGTGCAATTACAAATATTATTACTAGTATGTTTGACGAAGAACGTGGTACTGTAGATTTAAGTCAGACTATACCTGAACTTAATCAATATGACGACTTTGCTGTTTCGGGTACTACACAAACAGAATTTGGACGCAAGGCAGAAAC